AAAATATTATCAGCGGTTTCCATTGCGCCAGACTCAATATAATTACCAAGGATTTGTTCAAGTTTATTACTTTCCGACAACACCTTTAAGTTAATATTATTTACATATTTAAAGAGCGCAATCGCCTTGTTTAAATCCATTTCGGCAATGGTTTCAGGGTTGAATATCTTATCGGCTAACATGGTAATCCAATTATCAATATTCTTCGAGGTCTTAATGCGCTGTGTTGTAGCATCCCTCAACGCCTGAAATATATGTTTCTTTCGAAGATATATCAGTTTTAAGTTTTGCTTCTCAAGCCGAATTGTATGGTTTTCATTGGCTTGTAATTCGCCCTTACTAACTTTAATTAAATCACTAGACATTGCCCCTACTCCTGTTTATTGTGGTCTTTATACAGTCGCTCTAATTCATTCACTCGCTTTATAAGCTTATTTCGTAGAACACCTTGTGGTATACTGGTTGTTAATAGCTGTTTTGCAAGCCAATAATTATACCACGATTGTTCTATAAATATATCCTTTAAAATTGTTTCTGTATGAAACTTAGAAAACACATCGGTCAGCGACATCTTGTTACCAACCGATAGTGCAAACTTTTGTTTGTCTTTACTATCCTTTCCAGACATTTCAGTCATCAAATAGACTTCGGCAAATTCCAAAGCATCGGCATCATTTTTAACACCACTGATACCCAAAATTTCCTTTATGGATGGTAAGACTCCTTTCATCGTTTCATTTTCACAATTGTATTTACAATCTCTTGGCACTCTTCCATGTCATAAGTAGCAATGATTTTCAATATACGTTCTCGATCAACGCCTGTATTGGATACCTTTTCTTTTACCAATGCACGTAAGCGTTTATCGCCATATACCTCAGTTAAATCGATAAGAGATTTGGCTAATAGAAAGCTTTCCTTACCATCTATGATTTTTTCATCAGTCTTATTTGGCTTATCCTTTTCTTGAGAAGCCTTTCTGATTTCTTCATAACTGCCGATATCATTAATGAATGTAGTTGCCTTACCCTTACCAATACCCTTGATACCAATGATATTATCAGATGTATCACCAACCATACATTTCCAATCTACAAAAAATTCTTGTGGTACTCCAGCTAGTTCAAGAAAACTATCTGGTGTAACTGTTGTTATGGTTCCACGCCATTCCTTGATGACAGTAACTCTATCAGAAACCAATTGCCAGAAATCACCATCAGTTGAATAAATATAAACATGGTATCGCTTGAGCAATTTAGTTATCATTGCAACATAATCATCTGCTTCATATCCATTACCTTCAAGAACTGTATAGCCTGTATATTTCATAATTCTTTGAAATAACGCCATACTTTCTTTGAATTTCTTATATTCTTCTTCCGATAGAGAGCTTTTACGACCACCCTTATACTCTGGGTAGATTTCCAGCCTCCTAGCAGACTTACAAGTATCAAAAGCGAAGATTACCCTACCCTTTAATCCCTGTAGCTTCATAGCAAGCTTACTGAAAATTAAATGATTCTCAGTATTGCCTTTGAAATACATTCGCATATAATAGTTATTACCATCAATTATGTGGACTTTTTCCATTTCTTTCTACTCTCCATTGTTACTTTTCGTTTAACTTGAGATTTCTTAATAGCCGATTTCGAAATATTGCGTTTTGATACTGGTAACTTCTTATAGTCTTCCATTACATCAATTCGCATTTGCTTAGAAATCTTGATTATGTTCATCAATATATTTCTACAACTACGTGCAGACTTTTTGACACCACGCTTAGAGAATAAAAAAATCTCACCCTCTAATTCGTTAAGGTTATCTTTCAATATATCTATATCTGGTTGATAATTCTTCACTTTAGTTACTCCTGCGTATATTTACATGACAATATTTACATCATCATGTAAATATACTACATAAGTAAGATTTTTACAAGCTAGGCTCTTGCAACCTTCATCATTTTACTACTTGCAATTACGTCTTCTGCGTCTTTGAGAGCCTTAGCTTTCTTGCGCTTATCGATTTCAACTTGCTCTTCTTGCATATCTTTGAGAAGTTGAATAATATTTTCAACATCTTCAACACTGTCAAGATATTCAATCTGAGTTACATTCTTCATTGGAATGTATGTATCACGCTTAACAAGCTGTAAATTCATAAGCATTTCTGACTTAGCTCGTTTAGCAATCACATTAGGCTCTTTCTCTGTGAATGTGATAAGTACACCATTTGCAGGATATATTTTAACAAACGGTCTTACATTTTCCAACAATGAAACATCCATATCAGACATAACGCATATATTTATACGCCCATTTGATGCTAGATAGCTAAGACGAAAGAAACCATTATATGCAGTTTCTTCTGCAATTGCCTTTTCTACGGAATCAGCCTTATCAAAAATAGTTGATTTTACAGTCAATTTTATAGTTGCAGGGTTCTTACTTTCCATTATATTTTCCTTTATTTATCTGTTCTGAATCGTTCAAAATTCAGATGACGTAGACTACCAGCTTGGGTCTCTTCCATGAAAGATACTTCGATAGTCTCACCGATTAAACTTTCTGGATTTTTCCAGAATTCAAATCGTTCTTCCTTTGTAAATCCACCACCACAATTCACTTCACCATTTTTAAGTTTACATACCAAGCCTCCTAGAGCATTTTCAAATTCAGTGTCTCGTTTTCCTGGATAATAACCAATGACTTTTAAATCTACAGTTTCTTTATTCTTAAATTTAAGCCAATACTTACTACGCTTTCTTTCATATGGTTTATTTGGATGCTTGGCGATAATACCTTCATCACCACGCTTAATCATACTTCTGGCAATCTTACCAAGAGCAAGATAATCATTCTCAACCACAACATATTTAATGAACTTAACAAAGTTGCACTTACTAATTTTACTTTCAATATCTTTCATAATTGCAACACGTTCACGCAATGGTTTTTCTTCTTCATCAATCAGGTCAAATATAGCTAACCTAGTTGAATTGCGGATAATGAAAGAGTCCAATTGAACATTTTTACGTCTATAAATTCTCATTAGCTTCTGGAAATGTTTACTATATATTTCTGCATCAAGGATTCTTCCTTTGAATTGCTCCTGCTTCTCCACTTCATAGCGCACATTACTTACCAAAAAATCTTCCATTATTAAACCGTTACGTGAATAAAATACGGCTTTATCGCCAGTATAATCAACAATACAACGAATTCCATCAATCTTTTTATTGATATAGATTCTCTTAACATCGGAGAAATGATCATCAAATAACTTTTGTTTTTGTGGAGTTGCCAACATCACTTGGAAATCTTCGATTTTTTCTGTAAGTGATTTATTTATTGTCTTAATGCCGATACCGATGTTCAAATCCTTATCGAGTATAGACAGCATAAATTGTCTTGCGGTCGGTGTATACCATGTTAAATTACAATCCAAGTATTCTACTTTTTCATTTCTACCCTTGAGGGTCAAAACCTTTTCTAACATGGATGGGTCAACCATAGATAACATACCACCACCTTTACGCTTAAATGCCGATGATGTGATACCAAATGAAATCTTCTTATTGTATGCAAGATTCATCAAGTTCCTTAATGGTTCTTGATATGGAAATTCTTGCATCATTTTAATCTTTCTATTTCGACGTGGCTCTTTCTTTATAGCACTTAAAAGATTGAACAATGCTTTGGCAATCTTATTATTTATCATTCAGATATGCCTTTCCGAGTAGTTCAATCTCACTCTTCATCAATATAATTTTATTCAAATCCACAGTTGGAGACCTTTCTTTTTCAATGTATATCATGAAATCCAATTCTTTAACTTTATTGATTTTACAAAAATTAATAAATGATAATGTTCCTGTGGCATCCAGAACGAATTCTCTATCACTATTCATCATGAATTCTTTTAAAGTCTTTCTAACGTATCTAGCAATCATCATTAGCTGTTGAAGCGTCTTTATCTGACTTCCCTCAACAATAGAAAGCTCAAATATATCATAACCTAAGCCAAATATAATAGTGTAAATATCGTTCAATGAAAGCCCAGAATTCAAGCACAACTCAATGAAATAATGCACCTTTTCAACCATTCCTATAGGCGCATTAACATTGAGTTTGACAAGCTTTTTACGCTTTAATAATCTAGCAACTTGTCGTCTTATATTCATTGATAAACTTCACTCTTACCGTCTACATATCTAACTTCGATATTACCTGAGTCTTCTACTGTGAATATCAATGAAGGTATGTGAGTTACGATTAGCAACTGAATGTCAAATTCCTTGGTAATTTTACAAAGCCAATCAATAGCTAGGTTTA